CTGTGATAAGGGCCCGCTTCATTCTGATTCAGCTCCAACTATGCGAGAGAAGTTTTTATGCTTCTCAAATCGCAATATATTTTTAAACTTGTCTTGAAGAATATCACCCTTATGAGATATGATGAATGTATTGGTATTATCTAATGTCTGCATAAGCTTCAAAAATTCATCACATCCATTGGTATCAAGAGAGGCATCAAAAACTTCATCAAGTATGAGTAGGTTTGTGCTGGCGCTATTCTTCATCTTAGCGATGGCGCGCCAGGTAAATAACAGTGCAAGGTCGATACGCATTTTCTCACCCTCGCTAAATGATTCATATGTAAAGTCATCACGATGGCGCGATAGAATTTTCTCCTCAAATGATTCATTCAAATCAAACTTGACAAAGAAATCCATCGCGGCCAAATATTTGTTGACAAGATTATTGATGATAGGAATATACTGTTTAATAATCCTAGATTTGATACCAGAGTCGCGCAAGATTACTGTTGCAATCTCAAGCAATTCTTTTTGTCTTAGTGCATCAATCTTTTTTGTATTTGTGGCCTTAAGTCTGAGCGTCAAATCTTCTGTAACATTCAAATCAGATTTTGTTTGTGGCTTAGAAAGGTCTGCAATTTGACGCAGTAATGTCTTAATCTCACGACGATCTGCTGTGATAGATTGAACCACTGTCGTACTTTTCATATGCAATTTATCTACAGATTTTAGCTTATCATTTGTCGATTTGATAATTTCATCAAGCAAAGATATTTTACCAGTAAGTTTTGTCAATGCTTCATCTAGATCGCTAATATTCTTTTTCTTTGATTCAATTTTATCAAGTTTAAATGTTTCACTAATAGTCTGACTACATGTTGAGCAAGTATCATTATCGATATAAAATTGCACTACACGATTGGCCTTGCTGCGCTTTTGATCAATAGACTTTTCAAGCTCACGGAGCTTAGTCATATTGTCGCGCAGGTCAGTAATATCTGGTATATCTGATGTTATCTTTGTAATTTCATCGGATATCTCAACATATTTTAATTCTTGTTTTTCAACGGATTTTTGCAATATTTCAATATTAGCATTTATCTTTTCGATAGCATTAATACGAACCTGCTCATCATATTCATCGCGAGCTTTCTGTACAGATATCATATCTTCGATAGAAGATAATTCTTTATCTAGAGACACAATCTCATGTTTATTATTGCTGACACGCTCTTTCAGAAGCGAAGACATCGTGGAAAACATGCGAATATCCAACAGATCTTCGATTACCTCACGACGAATCGAGGTCGATAACTGCATGAATGGTAAGAATGAAGCTGAACCAAGTATTACAATCTGTGTAAATGATTTTATATTCAGACGAAGAATATTACGCTCAAGCATTTCCTGCTGATCTCGTGCAGCAGCAAGCTGATCAAGCATCATACCGTCACGATAAATCTCAAATACATTTGGCTTGATACCGCGGCGCACCATATAAGATGCGCCACCTACCTTAAACTCAATCTCAACCATACCATCTCTCAGGTTGATTGAATTGAGTAGCTGATCTTTCTTGATCTTACGAAACGGCTTACCAAACAGACCAAAACATAGTGCATCCAGAATAGTTGACTTACCAGCGCCATTAGATCCAACGATTAATGTATTTGGTGATAAATTAAATTGAACTTCTGTGAACGCATTACCTGTTGATAGCAGGTTTTTCCAACGCACCTTCTCAAAATGAATAGCCATTAGGTAGCAGACTCCATCGACAGAGCCTCATTATAAAGGCCTCGCATCAATTTCTCCAGATCACCTTTATTGACACCAATCTCAAGACCCTGAATATATTTTGATAAAATAGTCAAAGTATCTTCAGCTTCGCTTACCAACTCTTCATCAGAGATGGCATCCATATTGCGATGATCTTCCACGATTGTAACATCGAGTGCGCCTTCTTCATAGACCTTACCCATGAATAGATCGAACCAATATGGATTAGTCTTTGATTGCACAATCACCTTGACCTGCTTATTCTTCACGGTAGGAAATGGATCTAGCAGCTTCTCAAGAGTAGTACCTTCATCATTATACCATACCTTCTGAAACATCTGATAGGGATTTGCGATAAACTCAAGTTCACGAGTCTCGGTATCAAAGATATGGAAGCCTCGCGCATCACCCCAATCTGACCAAATCATCTCATACGGAGATCCAAGATAATGGATATTCCCCTTGCGTGACATATGATGATAGTGACCAGAAAATACCATATCAAATTTATCAAATGTGGCTGGTTCAAAACCTTCATGAGAAGGCATACCACGATACATGTCGAAGCCCTTGACTTCAAGGTGACCCATTGCAATCTGGGCCTTTGTGCTATTAATCAGTTCCACGCTTTGTTGGTAGTTTTCTTGATTGATCCAAGGTAAGAATAAAATATCACACCCATCTATATTGATTTCCGCTGGGTCCATGTATAGCTTGATATTTGGCTTACCTGCAAACAGCTCACGCATCGCATTGATGTCATTGGTATTCTTATAAGGAATATCATGATTACCAACAAGTACATGCACATCATAACCATCAAGCTTATCAATAAAACCTTCGCGCATATTGCGTAAGGTTACATAATTAATAAACTTGCGGCGATCAACGATATCACCAAGATGTAATACCGTATTGATCCCACGCGCAATCAATGTGGGAAAAAATACATCTTTATAAAACCTCATGAAATAATCGAGGAATTCTTGGCTGTCATTACGCACACCGAAGTGCGTGTCGGTTATAATAGCAACTTTCATACAGACATCATATCATAGCTTCATTCTGATTGTCAACGGCTTTCTTTTTCTTTTTACGTTTTTTCATATTCTCATCAAAGCTTGTCATAAATTTTTCCATCTGCTCCTGTGACCATTCTCCATAGCTTACCTCATCATTGAATCTAGTGCCAACCCTCTTGTCATGCTCTTGAACCTCACTGGTTTCATCCATAAGATTGGCTCGCTCTATGGCCGCATATTTTGTATAGAGATATTTCTTTTCTTTTTGAATGCGTCGAATAAAGGCAAAATAGATAATCTGTGTAAAATATGCAAATGGGTTCTGAGACTTACCAGGATCAAAATTATCAATATATTGTAGACAATTTTCAATGCCGTCAGAAATCATCTCATCTCTGAAAGTATAATTAGAAAAATTTGGCTTATATGCTAAATGTGTGGCAATTTTCATAATACATTCGCCGATATAGATAGGCACCCGCGGCTTATCTTTACCAAGGGTTTTAGCCTCAATCACCGTCTTGCGATATTCAACCATGGCTGCGTATAAATCCGCATTCTTAACATAATGTTTTTTGCTTGACATTTTTGAATCTCCGTGTATAATAGGCCTTGCCGTTTACAGGGTATACTATTACTCTTTCAACCGAATCGTGTGCATCTCATATTTGAAGCCTTCTTGGTTATACATCTTAACCCTTTCAATAAGATGATTGAGGGTAAAATTTCTTGATGTCTTAGATGACATATCATCGGCAATATCAAATAAGATGCAAGAGTCTTTATCATCACCCTTACGAAGGCCACGACCAATTGATTGCAATGTACGAATACGACTCTTAGTCGGTGAGGCAAAGATAATATTATGCAAGTTTTTGATATTGATACCAGTGCTAAATGTACCATAAGATGCGACAATGATATTATCTGAACTTGTCTCAGACAAGGCTCTGATGGCCTCACGATCTTCTGCTTCAGTGCCCCCGGCAACAAAATGCACGGATCTATCTTCACCCTTAGTCTTGATCATATCGTATAATACTTGGCCATGTTTCTCGACCAAAGCATATAGCACAAGTGTATTACCTTTGAGAGATAATGCAAGATTACGAATGAAACGATTTCTAGCATCGCTTGATACGATGCGGTCTATCTCATCTTGATAAGATGCTTTGTCCTGCATAGGCGCATCGTGTTTTAATACCAAGACTTTGATGCTTAGATCGGCAACATGACCTGCTTCCATAAGCTCTTTGGTCTTTACCAGTCTTTCGATGCGCCCAAATAGACCTTCAAGAATAAGCTCATTAACTTCTGCGCCGTCTAATGTACCCGTCATACCAAAGCGGTATTTTGTGGTTGGCATCTTAGTCATAATTGTAATAAGACTTTTAGCCTTGAATAGATGAGCTTCGTCACCGATGATGGTATCAAATTGTGAAAAGAAATCTTCATCCATTTCATATACAGATTGCCAAGTAGATACTGTCACACCATCAGATGCAATCTTTTCTTGGCCGCCTCTGATACCGTGAATAGGTCCAATATAACCGTAGTCCTGAAAATCCTTTACCATCTGCATAACCAGAGATATGGTTGGTACCACCACAAGTGTTCGACCACCAAACCATTGTGATATGAGATATGCTACCATTGATTTACCACTGGCCGTTGGTGATATCAATACGGCGCGCTTCATGCGTATGGCTAAAGCCAATGCACGAATTTGATAATCTCTTGGCTCTACTGGTAATTTTAAATCTTTGATAAAGTCTTGTATCTCAACCAGAGAGATATTTTCTTCTGAGATTAAATCATCATCAAAAGTTACGGCATAATCATTGCTTTGCAGAAAATCTCTTACATTATGTGCTAGACCAGCATACATCGTATAATTGCGAGCATTAAATAGTCGTACCTTACCATCCCATACTCTGCTACGAAATGATGGCATGAATTTTGCACCAGGTACTTCAAATGTAAATCGCTCTGATATTTCTCGTGCAATTGATGCTGAACATTCAATCCGTATTAATGATTCATTAACCTTGTGCAGGTGCACAGATTCCGTCAATGCATCCCCACAGTGAGTTTTCTCCACTCAATTACATTTTTGATTTGGTATCCGCGATTATTGATTGATTTCATAATCTCCTCTAATACCATGACAGTTTCTTGATGAGAACCAAGCATGGATTCAAGCTTTACCATAGCAGGATCGTTTGTGATGCGATCTTCAACATCACCTCTAAGTACTCGCTCTAAGAATTGCTCACGTCCAAGTTTATCCAATTCATCTTGAGTGGCCTTACCTGTATAGTAAGCTGTAAGAAGACGCGTCAATGTTTTCTTGCTTGCTTGAAGCTCGCGTACCTTGGATCTCTCTTTTGAAAGCATTGCGAGATATTTCCCATGTAGCAGGGGAACCTTGATGCTTTCGAGGTCCAAATTAAGGTCATCCAACTTTGTGTCGTTTGACCAGTTATCTAAGATTTCTTGAATTTGCATGATCTAGCCACTATACCAGGTTTCCGCATAAATGTACAGAATTAAATGCGTTCTAAAGTATATTTCCTATAAGAAAATGTAGCTGTAGCTTCAAGATATTCAACATCATTTGACATCGATGTAAATCTTAAAGCTGATAAGCTTGTTGGAAATACGTCAGAGAAAAATGCATTTAATCCAGGATTCTTATGACTTGTCAGAACAGTCAATGTAGCATCTGATGTCAAAGTCAACATAGAACCCACATTACCACCATTAGCCAATGGTGATGCCCGCGATAGGTCTCTTGTCTGTTGCAATGAATTAGGGTGACCAAGACCTTCAATCCAATTGACTATTTCAATATAATTTTTCATATCCTCATCAACTCTAAATGATAGAGTAAGAGGTTCATATACAATCTTATCACCCGGTCTGACTAAAGTACCAACCGGGGTTGGTGTGTTTACCGGTGTCATGCTAATAGAAGGTATATCAACCGACTGACAGAAATAATTTACAGTCGGTGATCTCCGCAAGGTAAATTTAAACCCAAGCGGTGATAGGTAATTCAAGTTAGTAGGTTGATCGGCCCTAGCGTTCATCGTTGCCCTCCGTGATACTATTTAGGCACAAAAAGAAACCCCGTGAGATTTCTCCCACGGGGCCTTTGTTACTAGGCGTGAGCCTAGTGATACATCACATCAAATTTGTCACGGCGACAAAGCGATAATACAGGTTCGCCTTTGCATCGCCGAAGGAACCAATTGTGCCGTCCGCTGTAGCTGTAGCAAACGGGTTGGCCACCAGACCGTAACGAGTCTTGAAGCCAATCTTCGGCTGGAAGGTATCCTGACCGATAGCGCGCACCATCTGGAGCGGCACATACGGGCAGTAGAACAGACCGGCATCGAAGGCGCTTGAGCCCTTGTAGCCAACTGTCAGGTATTGTTTACCAGAAGATGATGAGAAATATGGGTCAATATAGACGCGGACACGACCATTAAGCACACCAGCAAAGGTGTTACCTGTGTCATCAACCTGCAGGTTAGCAGATAGAGCAGGTGTATAGTCAAGCACGCCGGCCATTGAGAGAGCTGATGCAACGTCTGATGAGCAGATCAATACGTTGCCCTTACCGCGACGGGTTGCCTTCGCGATCTGGTTAGCTTCACGCTCAATCTGGAATAGCAGGCCCTTGAACTTCTCAACCATCCAGCGACCATTTGAGTCAACGTCGAGGTTGAATGTACCAGCTGTCGTCACATTCTCCTGAGCACCAGCTGTAGCTGTGTAGTTGATCGTACGAACAACTTCACGGTTGATTTCAGAAAGGATTTCAGCAGACAGAATATTGGCCAGCTCGGACTCAGCATCAAGACCATGAATTGCCTTTAGGTCCTGTGCCAGTTCCATGGTGTACTCAGCCTTTAGGGCACGCGACACTGCGGTCACGGCAACCTTCTCGACTGAGAATGCCATTTGCTGGAATGCATTAGTTGCACCGTCACCCAGGGCTTCTGCGCGAGTTGTTGACATACCGGTTGAAACGGTATAGCCAGAAGCACCAGCCTTCACGCGAGCTGTCGGGTCATTGCCATCCTGCACGCGACCAGAGGCCGTATTAGCAACAACGAAGCGAGAAGCTGTGTTACCACCAGCAGCAGAGGAGAATGTGGTGTTGGCTTCATTGAATAGAGCCTCTGTACCTGTCTGCGAGTCAAAGCGTGAGCGCAGAGCAAAGATCAGGCCTGTTGGGCCAGTCATCGGCTGCACGCCGCAGATGTCATAAGCAATCAGGTTTGGCATCGAGCGACGAACCAGTGAGATAAGCACTGGGTCGAAGATATCAATATTACCAGCGGAGGCTACTGACGAAGATGTGCCCATCGCATTCGCGGGAGCAGCTTCACCTAGAAGACCAGGTGCGCGATATCCACCTGAACCAATAGCCTGTTGGCGTGCGTCATACTCTTGGTTCTCAAGCAGCTGCGCTAGAACGGCACGGCGATGAGAATCCTTTACTGCCGGGAGGTCACCATGATCGATGACCGCGCCCCACTTCTGCATTAGTGCTTCTGTATTCATGGTACTTACCTTTCCCTCCTTAGGAATAATTATCAGTATTTAGTAATTTATGCTTTCTTAGCCGTGCGTGAAATTGCCGCAACATACTGAGCCATTGGACCTGATGTCTTGTCATCCACATTGTCGATCGGATCAGCATCGAGCACTGATTCGGTCAGGACAGACTTTGCTGCTGCCTTGCGACCTGTTGGGAAGTAACCTTCCTTAAGATCACCAAGCTTCTCAGCAAATGAATCCACATCATTAAAATCGACAGACTCGGCTAGCTTACGTAGCTTTTCGGCCTGCACGTCGGTTAGGCCTTCAACAGCCTCAGAAAGCAGAGCACCACGAACAAGTTCTACATTCTCTGCACGTAGCTCAACTGAAGTCTCAATTTCCTTGTTAAGGGCCGCAGTTAGCTCCTCAACCTTAGCAGCTAGGTCTTCAACTACATCTTCCTTGCCCTCAGGCACATCAATGTAATGCTCAGAGAATAGATTACGAAGACCTGTCATGAATGAATCAACAATCTCAGAGCGCAGGCCAGTCTCTACGGCCAGACGGTTCTCATCCATCCACTGCTCAACAACGTGGTCAAGATAAGAATCAAGCTCCTCAACGATGCTTGACATCTGTGTTTCTACAGTCTCAGCAATTTCTGCCTCGTGAACTGCTGCCATCTCTTCCAGCTTCTCATTGATCTTTGTCACAAGAGCTGTCTGGAAAATGTCAGATACCTTTGTCTTGAATTCCTCAGAGACTTCAGCACCTTCAAAGATTGCGCGAACATCATCGGCAATATCCAGGTCTTCTGATGTAACTTTGGCCGGCTGAACAATCTTTGAAGTACCCTGCATAGGATATTCATGCTCACCATCAGGAAGACCCATAACCTTAGCATACGTTGCTGTAAGGTCACCCTTCTTCATCTTTGACACGGTATTGACAATGGCTGAAACCATTGCTGAACGTGATGCCGGATTAACTGAAGTCGGTGATGTCATCACCAGATCATGCTCACCGGGCTTGTCTCCACCAGGAGGAGTTACCTTATTACCAGCAGGCTCAGTAA